CATATACCACCTTCTTGTTTAAGTTTTATTTCATCAAATAACTGAAGTTTAAAATTATTTTGAACATTAGGTGAAGCAATAATAAAAATTTTTTGTGTAGAGCCAATATTTTTAATAAAATGTCTCATTTCTTCTGCGATGCCAATAGCGGAACAAGTTTTTCCAGTTCCTAAACCATGATAAAGAAGTAAGCTATTATAAGGTGTTTGAACAGACATAAAATTTCTTACAAATAATTGATGAGGCATTAATTCAAAATCAGATTTGCACATTTTTTCAGAATGTTCTTTAATATCATAGATAGTTCCATCATACTGAGTATCAAAAAATTCTTGTTTTTTTGCAATTTTTAAATTAAAGTTAGGATCATCTAATTCGGGATATAAAAAATCATAATTATTACTATTTTCTTTTAAAAATTCATGATTCTTTTTTTCAGATTGAAACAAAAATTCTTGATTCTCTTTTTCATTTTCTTGACCAGGATATATTCCTATTTCATCTTGTAAAACTTCAACTTTTTTATTAAAATCTGATTTATTTTCTTCATCTTCATTAGAAATGACTTTATCTTCAATGCTAAATTTTTGGTTAAATTCATCTTCAATAGTGTTTTGTTCTTGTTCTTGTTCTTGAACAGGGATTTCTTCATCATTTTCTATTACTTGATTAGATGGTTTCTGAATAACAATTTTTTTGTTGGTTTTTATAATGTTAACCTTGCTACTACTTTTTAATTTTTCATGATAAATATTAGTTAAAAGTATATTTTGAATAATTAATTCTTCCTTATTGTTAGCAGAATTAAATTGCTCAGTGATTTTTTCATTACCAATATCTATTATTAAATTAGTATTAGCTTCCTTAAGTTTTTTTATAGTCATTTTTCTATCACCAATAAGAGACCTAATTTGAGGTATATATCTATTAAGAATATCTTTGTAAGACAACCATTTTTCATGTCTTTTCCATGGAACTTGAAGAGTAATAGAATCATCATCATATTTTAGTTCAATATCAACAGATTTTTTACATACTTCAGTTCCATCTTCCATTTTTTCACAACGGTGATAAGGAGGACATTTAATTTTTTCACCTTTTTCATTTATTCCACAAGGAATATCTCCATTAGAACCTCCATTTTTTTTCGTTGTGTTATGATTAGATTTCAAAGTTCTTTTTTTGGTTTTCATAGAATAATAATTAAAATATGAATATATATTTTATATACATATTTCTTCTAATTCTGTAAATTTAAATGAAGTAATGGAAAATTTTTTAAAGTGTTGTATATATTCGTAAGGACTCTTTTTTTTTCTAAATTATAAAAGCGTATAACTGACATACAATCATCGTAGTTTTTCCATTCCATTTTATCAACCTCTGATTTTTGAAATTTATTAGTGCATAATGTATCCTCACTATTCATGTATGCCAAATAATATTTATGTTTATATGATTTATAATTAGAACCCGTAAATATTTCTTCAAAAGGATAAATATTCTTAATATTTTGAATACTTTTTCTGGGATAACCAGTTTCTTCTGTGAATTCTCTAATGGCACAATCAAAATCTTTTTCTTGAAAATTTCTTCTTCCTTTTGGAAATCCCCATTCTTGTTCAGTCCAACAATGTTGCGAATTACTTTCATCAATAACGGATTCTAAATTATATGTTTCATCTTTAAATGTAATGCCATTTTTTAATTGGATAAATTTATCTTTTGAGGAATTTTCTTCATTCTTATATTGATTAGAAATATTGGAATTACCCCATATTTTTTCCCATAATTCAGGAAAAGATTTAGTTTTAAGCAACTCCTTTTCTTTGTTTGTCATTTGCATAATCATATTTTTAATATAATCTTTATTTTGAACATTATACTTACCACGCATAAAATCAATAAAACCAAGTGTTTCTTTTCTTCTAATCATGAGAAATTGAATTTCTTTTTTATGTATTCTGAATGCTACCACACCCGTGCTAGTAATTGGTATTTTACATTGATTATATAAGTGTCCTTTTTTTCCACAATTGTTGCAATATAAATCATTCATTTGTTATTATCTATGGTAAAATATCTTTATATAATTATAATTATACAAGTAAATGTATTTTGATCCTAAAGTATGGGGACCACATTATTGGTTTTTTTTACATACCATTGCAGAATCCTACCCAATGCATCCTAATGATGTTACTAAAAAAAAATATTATGATTTAATACAAAATTTACCTATATTTATTCCAGTTGATGAGATAGGTAACGTATTTAGTTCTTTTTTAGATAAATACCCGGTGACGCCATATTTAACAAATAAAGATTCATTCGTAAAGTGGATGCATTTTATTCATAATAAAGTAAATGTTTATCTTGGGATACCAGAAATATCTTTACCAGCGGCTTTAGAATTATATAGAAATGCATACAAACCAAAGTCTGTTTATTTAGCAGAAAAAATAAATAATAGAAAACATTATATATTTATTTTACTTATAATAGTTTTGTTTTTCCTTATCTATAATTGGTATGAATAACAATAATTTCTAAGAATATTATAATTAACATGAGATTTGAATTATTAATAATATTAATAGCAGGTTTGATAATGGCAAATATATATACAGATGGTAAATATTTAAAGCAGTTATTAACTTATAAAAAATACTATCAAATGGCAGGTGTTGCGTTTGGAGCATTAATGTTGTATATACTTTTTAAAAAGAATCCTTTACGAGCTCAACAGATAGCAAAGGCATCTAATGATTATTTAAAATATTTGCCAATTGATAGGAATACTTCTAATTTTATATCACCAATATTAGATTTCACTTCACAACAACAATTTACAGATAATAACCAGTATCAAGATATGCAAGGAATGGGTTATAATTACCCAATAGTATCATTAAATCAGCAAAATGCTCAAAATAAAATAATGAACTCTGGTAAAACTGGAACAAAACGTTCTGTAAGTGAAACAAAGAAAAAGTTTGTTGCTTCAAGACAAAATTGGTGTTGTGGACAATGTAAAAAACAATTGAATGCATGGTTTGAGGTTGATCATAAAACCCGTCTTGAACATGGAGGTAGTAATCATGTTGATAATTTAGTAGCAATGTGTAGAGAATGTCACGGTGAAAAAACAGCAATGGAAAATTTATAAATTATTTTCAATACATAATCTTGATTTTTGAACGTTTTTATAAATCAAGTCAGCCCAATACAATTGTAAAGCATATAATAAAAGTAAAGATATATGACCAAAAAGGTATATTAATTTATTTGATATACCAACATATAAGTCTTTGTCTTGATAATGAATAAAAATGATATACGGAAACAGTAAAATACGAAATGAAATAAAACTAACAATATACAATGAATTTGTTAAGTCTATAGTAATTGGTTTTTTAATTGCTTTATTGATATTTACCATGCAAAGAAAAATATTATTTATATTTGTCAAACCCATTAAAGTAATGTAATAAATATGAGTATTATATTTATTAGCTAATCCTGCACATGTAAAAGATATTAAATGATGAACAGAAAGGTCTTTTTTTATAGATTGATTAAATATATCAACTAAAATATCGTATATTGCACCGCCCATATAAATATTTAGAGCAGTTGTTATTAAGGGTGAAGTGAAATTAACTCTGTCTAATTTGTGATGGTCTAGAATGACAATCTGATATATGTGTAAACCAGATAAAAATATACCTTTAATTATAGATATACGAGAGTGAACAATAATAGAAGCCTCTTTTGATTTTACACTATAGTTACTTTCAATTTGTTCTTTTTGAGAATAAAAATAAAATAATTGGGTTACAAATAAAAAAGAAGCGTAGTAAATATACATTATATTTTATAAACAATAATTTTTAAATGTTTTCATATGTATTAAAATATAAGAAAACAGTATAGACAATGGAACAAAATTTTAGTAATGTAAAAAATTCATTATCACAATCAATTAATAGTATAAGTCAAAATACAGGACAAACGTTTGATTCTATTAGGGAAAGTGGCTTGTCTGGATTATACATAAATATTGTATTTTTTTTTATTCTATCAATTATTGCTGTGAATGATTTAAAAAGTGATCCAAGTAATGAAAATAACCCATATAAGAGAGTGGAAAAGGAAACTGCAAAAACAGTAATATCTTGTTTATCTGTTGTATTAGTAGTAGCTTATATATTTAGTTATATAACAAATTTTTCTGCACCAAGTTGGAGC